ATGAAGCCCTGCACGAGCTGCATCTTCTTCAAGAAGGATATGGGGGAGGCGGAACAGAAGAGCGGATTTTGCCATCGCTATCCGCCAAGTGTGTTCCTGATCGGCCAGGATTTCCGCAGCCTGTTCGTACCGGTGCGTGGCGACTTCAGCTGCGGCGAGCATAAGGATGCGCGCAAAACCAAGGGAGATGCGTGATGGCGGTGCTCCCGAATCCCAGGCATGAGCGCGGCGAGCGGGAGTCCGTCGCGACCAAGAAGGCAGCCAAGGCACATTCCATCGACAGGCTATGGGTGCTGGCCCGATTGGTCGACAACGTCAATCGCGCCATGCAGGGCAAGAAGGTGACGGCGCGCGGCGCGCCCACGGGCGAATATCGCTATGACGGCAGCGTCGCCAATCGCGCACTCGAGCTCATCGGCAAGGAACTCGGCATGTTCGTCGAGCGCAATGAGAACACGGCAGTCCAGCACGTGATCAGCGACGAGCCGCTCACTCCCGAGCAATGGAAAGAGCGGTATGTCCGGAAGGATAATTGATGGAAACGCGATGCGACAGTTGCCGCTTCTGGGTCGGGCTGACGCAAGACAGCGGCAGCTGCCAGAGGCGCGCGCCCTTGGCTCCGCCGCCCTTGCTCTACGAGATCGCCGACTATGTGTCGCGGCTCGGGAGCAAGCTGTGCGGCGCGGCAGCGGAGGCCGATTGGGAGAGCTTCGCCGATATCCGCGCCAGCGAGACGGTGTGGCCGACGACGCTCGCCGAAGATTGGTGCGGCGACTATCAGGAGGCACGCTGAGGACACCATGAATGCGGCGGCACGCATGGCATCGGGAGCTCGAGTCGCCAAGGTCGTCGTCTGGCAGCCGCTGGCAGGCCCACAAGCTGAATTGGTGAAGTGTCGGCTCTCGGAAATCTTCTTCGGCGGCTCGCGCGGCGGCGGCAAGACGGACGGGATGCTCGGCAAGTGGGGCAAAAAAGAGGAGCGCTACGGGGAACACTTCAACGCCGTGATGTTCCGGCGCACCACTGTGTCGAGCACCGACGCGATCGACCGCTCGAAGCAGATCTACAGACAACTCGGCGGCAAGTTCAATGAAGCCAAGCTGACCTGGCGGATGCCGCATGGCGGGCGCGTCGCTTTCGCGTATCTCGACAGCGTCGATGACGCGCAGGAGTACCAGGGCCGCAACCTGACCGATGCCTGGATCGAGGAGGCGGGCCAATATCCATCGCCCGATCCAATCTTCCGGCTGTTCGGGGCGCTGCGCTCTGCGGCGGGCGTGCCGGTGCAGATGGTCCTGACCGGCAATCCGGGTGGGCCGGGGCAAAGCTGGATCCGCGATCGCTACGAGCTCGTGCCGTTTCCCGAGCGGATGCGCATCCTCGTCAAGCCGCTCCCGGACGGATCGCGACACGAGGTGGCGGTGATCCCGTCGCGGCTGACCGACAATCCGTTCCTGTCCACCATCGATCCGGCCTATGTCAGCCGGCTGCAGTTGGTCGGCTCCGCCAAGCTCGTCCGGGCCTGGCTGAACGGTGACTGGAATGCGATCGAGGGCGCCTTCTTCGACGAATGGGACGAGGCGAAGCACGTCATTCCGCCATTTGCCATTCCGGGCGATTGGCTGCGCTTTCGATCCATGGACTGGGGCAGCGCCTCGCCCTTCTCGGTCGGATGGTGGGCGGTCTGCGGTGACGATCATGCGTCGCCGGATGGTCGCATCATCCCGCGAGGCGCTCTCATCCGCTATCGCGAATGGTATGGGGCCTCCGCACCTACTGTCGGCCTCAAACTCTCGGCCGAGGAGGTGGCGCGCGGCATCAAGGAGCGCGAGGCGGGCGAAAGCATCGCCTATGGCGTGCTCGACCCTTCGGCCTTTGCGGAGAGCGGCGGGCCCTCGATCGCCGAGATGATGGCGAGGATCGATGGCTACAAAGGCCCGCGCTTTCGCAAGGCCGACAACGCCCGCGTGAGCCGGCGCGGCGCCATGTCGGGCTGGATGGCGGTGCGCGCCCGCCTGAAAGGCAATGGCTTGCGCCCCATGCTGTTCGTGTTCTCGACCTGCCGCGATCTGATTCGGACGTTGCCGCTGCTGCAGCATGATCGTGATCGGCCCGAGGATCTCGACACCGAGATGGAAGACCATGCGGCGGACGAGACGCGCTATGCCTGCCTGTCCCGGCCCTATGTGCCGGCGCCAGGCACAGAGGGGCCCGAGACCGACCGCTCCGGCTATTCATCATTCAAGAAGCCGGAACGCCCGAGCATCAAGACGTTGTGAGGTGGTTCTCCTTCTCCCGCCTGCGGGAGAAGGTGCAAGTCTCGAACAGAAAGACTCTGCGCAGTGAGGGCGGATGAGGGGCAGTTGAGCTGCATCCACGCTCCTTTGCATGCCCGGTTCAGGAGCACTTCTGATCGAACCGCACCCCGATCCACCCTCACCCGCCTCGACTTCGTCTCGGCACCCTGTACCCTTGGCATGTCTGAGGGCCAGTCTGCAGTGTAGACTGGTCGGACCGGGTCGACCTGCCGGGAGCAACCGAATGGCACCTGCGCCCGAGCACCTGGAGAGGACATGTGCCTCGGCAGGGAGACCGCGACTCAGGTCCGGTGGAAGGTTGCGCCGTGAGCGCCGGTACAGGGATCGACACAAGTCGCGGTGACCCGAACCTAGTGGAGAAGGGTCATGACCGATGACATCGAATGGTATGTCGGCTTCGACTGGGCCAGCGAAACGCATTGCGCTTGTCTCATGGACCGGGCCGGCCGGGTGGTCGGCAAACGCGAGGTGGCGCACGCGGGCGCCGATCTGGCGGAGCTGTGCGACTGGCTGATCCGCAAGACGGGCGCCGAGCCCGGACGGATCGGGGTGGCGATCGAAACGCCGCATGGACCGGTGGTCGAGACGTTTCTGGAGCGCGGCTTTGCGGTGTTCGCCATCAATCCCAAGCAACTCGACCGCTTCCGTGACCGCTTCACGGTGGCGGGCACCAAGGACGACAGCCGTGACGCGCAGGTGCTCGGGGACTCCCTGCGCACCGACAGCCGCGCCTTTCGCCGTCTCGTCATCGATGATCCTGTGCGCATCGAGCTGCGGGAGTGGTCGCGCATCGAGGATGAGCTGAAGCGGGAGCGAACCCGCCTCGCCAACCGGGTCCGCGACCAGCTGTGGCGCTACTATCCGCAAATGCTGCAGCTGAGCGAGGATCTCGCCGAGGACTGGCTGCTGGCCCTGTGGCGGCGGGTGCCGACCCCGGCCAAGGCCGCCAAGGCCTCCGAGGCCACGATCCAGCGCATCCTCAAGGCGCACCGCATCCGCCGCATCGAGGCGCCGGAGGTGGTGCGCATCTTGCGCCAGACGCCGCTGAAGGTCGCGGCCGGTGCCAGCGAAGCGGCGAGCGCCCATATCCGCAGCCTCGCCGAGCGCATCGGGCTCATCAACCAGCAACTGAAGACGGCCGAGCGCAAGCTCGAGCAGCTCCTCACTCGGCTCGAACAGGCGGCGCAGGACCAAGCGGGGCAGGACCAAGCGGGGCAGATGTCCGAGCAGCGCGACGTGACCATCCTGCGCTCCATGCCGGGGATCGGCAGGACCAATCTCGCCACGCTGCTCGCCGAGGGCTCGGAGCCCCTGGGCCGCAGAGACTACCACGTCCTGCGGACCCTGTCCGGGGTCGCGCCGGTGACACGCCGCAGCGGCAAGGCCTGGATGGTGCTGCGCCGCCTGGCCTGCAACCGAAGGCTGAGGAATGCCCTCTACCATTGGGCCCGGGTCGCCACCCAGCACGACCCGGTCAGCCGCCAGCGCTATGCTGCGCTGCGCGGGCGCGGCCACAGCCACGGCCGGGCCCTGCGAAGCGTCGGTGACCGCCTGCTCTATGTCGCCTGCACCTTGCTGCGACGCCAGGTTCTCTTCGATCCCGACCACAACAGCCTGGAGGCCGCGGCATGACCATCCCTGGGTTCGACCGCAGCGACCATCCCTTCGTCCCGACCTGCCCACCGGCAGAGCGCCGCGCGCCGCGCACGTCACCCCGAAGGGGGCGAAGCGCAGCGCAGCACCGCGCCCTTGCGCGGTTGACGCAGCCAGCGCGGCGCTACGCTCGTGCCCAGACGGGACACTACACTCGCTACCGTGCGGGGTTACCGCCCCGCAAATTAGGGCTTGCAAAAGGGTAGAAGGTCCTCTCCCGCGCGAAGAGCGCGGGAGAGGGATGGCGCACTGCCGGCAGCGCCTCTTTGGCCGGCCATGACGCGCTGGAGAATATCGTCATGACGCTCATCGAACGCCTGGAGCGCATCCGACTGCTCAAGGAATGCTTGAAGGTGGCGAATGACGATCTCTTGGAATGCGTCGCGCTCGACCCGTTGTCGATCGCGAGCCACATGGCCTCGATGACGGCGCGCGAGATCACCAAAGAGCTACAGGCGCTGGAGACCGGCGCGGTGCTCGAAAGCCTGTCCTGATCCGAAACCTTGGCGCGATCCAAAACCCTGGTCTGATCCATGTCAGCAACCGTCCTCCCCTTCGGCGCGCCGGCAGCCGGCTTGCAGCCTCCCTTGGGCTCAGGCCTACCGCCGCCCAAGCTGCCGCTGCCGAACACGGACTATGCCGGCGACAAGCCTGCGATCGAGGACGAGGATGGGCTCGACATCGTCGAGCTGCGCAAGCAGTTCACCGACTATGTGACGATCAAGCAGAACGAGATCCTCGAGGCCCGCACGGCGCTGCAATATTACCACGGCGACCAGTGGACCAAGGAGCAGACCGATACGCTCGGCGCGCGCGGGCAGCCGGTCATCACCTTCAACCGGGTGGGGCGGAAGATCGACAGCCTGATCGGCGTGCTGGAAAAGCTGCGTACCGATCCCAAGGCCTATGGCCGCGTCGAGAACAATGAGGCGGGCGCCGAGCTCGCCTCGCAATGTGTGCGCTATGCGCTCGACGCCTCGCGCTGGGCGCCCCAGGAGACTGAAGTTCTGCGCATGGGCGCCTGCACCGGCATCGTGGTCGCCGAGCTCGGCATCATCCCGGGCGACAAGGACGATCCGGATATCGACATCGCCCCGGTCGATGCCACGACCTTCTTCTACGATCCGCGCTCGATGAAGCTCGATTTCTCGGATTGCCGCTATATGGGCGTGTCGAAGCTGATGACGCAGGACGAATTCGAAGAGATGTTCCCCGGCAAGTGGGACGGTGCTCTCGGCTCGATCGACGATACCGGCCTCACAATGTTCGACCAGGACCGTTATTTCCTGTGGGCGCAGGGGCGCACCAAGCTGCGCCTGGTCGAGCACTGGTATCGGTCCAAAGGGGACTGGCGCTTCGCCTTCTATGCCGGCATGGAGCTGCTGCAATCGGGTCTCTCGCCCTTCTTCGACGAGAAGGGGCGCACCATCTCGCGCTATGACGCCTTCGCGGTGCATGTCGACAATCTCGGCGATCATTACGGTTTCGTGCGCAACCTGATCGGCCCGCAGGACGCCATCAACCAGCATCGCTCCAAGGCGGTGCACATCATGAACACCCGCCAGCTGATCCTGCATCGCTCGGCGCTCGGCGGCGACAACCCGGATATCGAGACGCTGCGCAAGGAAGGCGCCAGGCCGGACGGCGTCGTGCTCTGGGACGGTCCGCCGGAATACAAGCCGGAATTCACATCGCCTGCCCAGGAATTCCTGCAGCAGACCCAATATTACCAGGACGCCAAGGCGGAGATCGAGCAGTTCGGCCCCAATCCGGCGCTCGCTTTCGCGGGCGGCCAGCCGGCCGATGTGTCGGGCCGTTCGATCGCCATGCAGCAAACGGCAGGCATCGCCGAGCTCGGGCCGTTCCTGTCGCAATGGAAAGGCTGGAAGCTGCGTCTATGGCGCAAGATCTGGGTGGCGCAGCAGCGCAACTGGACGGCCGAGCGGATCTTGCGCGTCACCAATGATCAGGGCACGGCACAATATGTCGCCGTGAACCGGATGCAGGTCGATCCCTTTGGCCGGCCGATGCTGGTCAACGCCATCGGTCAGGTCGATGTCGACATCATCATCGACGAGGGCCCCGACACGGTGAACGTGGGGCGACGCCTATGACCTGCTGCAATCGCTCGCCCGCAACGGCGCGCAGGTGCCGGCGCCGGTGATGATCGAGGCGAGCGCCCTGCCGCAAAGCGAGAAGAAGAAGCTGATCGGCATGCTGTCGCAGCCGAACCCGGCGCAGATCGCGGCCCAGCAGGCGGCGATGGCCAAGACTGCCGCCGAGACGGACAGGACACATGCGCAGGCGGCCTCGGCCCGCGCCAGCGCGGTGCACAAGATGGGTGAGGCGCGCCACGAGGAGGTTCGCGCCCACGCGACGGCGATCGGGGCGCAGGCGGACGCGATGCAGGCGTTGGGGGTGCCCGGGCAGGGGGCGCCGGGGGCTGCGGGGGTGGTGCAGGGCATGGGAGGGCAGCCCTAAAGGAGCGCTCTAGCTCATACAGGTTCCTATGCTCCTGCGTCTCGGTTAGCGAGGGCGCGGAATGCTTCAACAATGCGCTCGACAAGCTGCACGAGCTCATGAAGCGTGGGTAAGAGTTCCTGCCCTGCCGGTCCAACTTCGCTTGGGAAGACGATTTTGATTTCGGTGGGAGCGTTAGGATCTCCGATGACCCGAGGATTCGGGGTGCCGTCGTCCTCCCACATTTGGATGATTGGAGAGGCGGCGCTCATTACATTGGGAATTAGCGCTCGATGTTTGTCGTGAATATCGAGGTCGTGAATACTGCGCAGAGAGGTATTTCCATTTCGGTAGGGCTTGAGGCTTTGCAATAATGCGACTGCCTCCGCGCCAGCTCGATCAAAATGACGACGGCGGATCATGCCGTCCAATTCTTCGGCGCTTTCGCTAAATGGGAAATACACGCCCACGTCGCTTTGTTGGGCTGCTCGGACCATCTCACACGCTGTCAGATCGAGGGCCGCCCTCAGGTTGTGGATAATGTCCCCAATGATTGCCCCCAGCGTCTCAGGCACAGCGCCCATGTGCATGTTGAATATGAAAGTGCGCTCACCGTTCGCCTCGATAGCTTCAACCGTGAATTTGATTGGCTTGCCGATGATAAAAGACGCTACCTCGGCCTCTAGTTCTGCTAGGTGCTTTCGAGCGCGTTGAATCTTCACGCTCGGTGCTGAGAGAGGGTGTTTCAGCGCCACTTGTGGGAGGATTGGGGCGGGATCGTCAGGAGCAGACATCGCGGACTCCTCCAAGGGCAAGGAAGCAGGCTCTCTGGTTCGCATCATGGCCATCATGGCCGAGATGTTGCGCATGCCGCCCATGCCTCACTCGGAAATGGAACGCGGGATGGCGAAGCCGTCGAAGTGGCCTCGAAAGGAGAAGCAATCAGATGCACGTTAGTTTCGATCTTTCGCCGGGGGAACGGATATCGTTTGAGGTGAGCCGTCCGGGTCAGGCCAGCCCATCATCTTCTTCGCTTGCTGAAGTAGCAGCATCAGATTCATTGCCGCGGCCGGTGTCATGGAGAGGTGGATATATTCTCCGCTGCGTTGCGGGCCGTGTGGTTGTTGGTCGACTATCTGAAACTGAAGCAGCGCCGCTGTCATCTGTCGATTGAGTACGACGTCCGGGTCAGTGACGTCGAGCTTGATTTTCGGATTCATTTCGCCCCCAATTGCGCCAGCACAGAAAGCGCGACGTCTCATGGGCGCCGTGCCCTGAGGTTTTGCTATAGCGCAGTTTGAACTCGGTGGGCTGGCGACACAAGTGACGACGTCGACTGTGTGATCGACGGCGGTGATCGCGGTTCGCCAATGCGAATAGCCATGAAAGCCTGGACGGGATCCTCGAGACGGTTCTGACCACACCGCAGGATCGGCAGGGCGGGCGCGATCACCTTAGCCCCTCACCTTGCCCTCTCCCCGTGACCCTCGGAACAAGTCCGAGGAGGGCGAGAGGGTCGCCCGGCGCGCCTCCTTCTCCCGCCCTTTCGCGGGAGAAGCGACTATCAATTTTGGGCGATCCAAGGTGTGCCTCTGGCGAGGACGGTGTTGGCGTAGATGATTAGCTTTCGGGCGCAAGCGACGACGGCGACGCTGTGGTGTTTTCCTTGGGCTTTGATGCGTGTGTAGAGAGCGACGAGGGCTTTGTTCCATCGCTGTGAGGCGGCTTGGGCTGCGGCAAACACCGCCTTGCCGACCCTGGCGCGACCGCCCTCGACATGGCTCTCTCCCTGCCATCGACCAGACTTGCGCGTGAAAGGCGCCATTCCAGCAAGGGAGGCGGCTTGCTCGCGGCTCACAGTGCCGAGCTCTGGCATGCGAATGACGAGAGTGGGAGCGGTGGGTCCGCCCAGGCCCTCGATCGTGATCAGGAGATCGAGCTTCTTGGCGAGGTCGGCATGAGCGCGCACCGCCGTGCGGAGCTTGGCGAGTTCGGCTCGTTCCAGCTTTTTCAGGTGAGCGATCTGGTCCCTGATGGCGGTGATGAAGCGCTTGTCGCGAAAACGATCGAGCCTGGTGCGCAGGCGGGCGATGTCCTCCTTGATCTGGTCGATGAAGGTCAGATGTTCGGCCATGGGGGCCAGGCGCGGATCGGGGCTGTCGCGCATCTCTTCCTGAGCCGCCGCGCAGCGAGCAATCAGTGCCGCATCGATGGGATCGGTTTTGGCGCGCAAGTTCCGGAACGTCGCGTAAGCGCGCACTTGGCGTGGCTGGAAGACGATGTCCTTGAGACCGGCTGCGCGGATGGCGTCGACCATCTCGAACTCATAACTGCCGCTCGCCTCGATGCCGATGAGCGTGACCCCGTGCTCGATGAAGAACTCGATGAGCGCTGCACGGCCCTGCGGCGTGTTGGGACGACGCAATGGTTTGGCGGCAATTCCATGAATCGCCGCATCGAGCCAGTCCTTTCCGACATCGACGCCCCCCACCCTCATGGTCTTGGTAGTAGTGGCCTGGCCAGGCTTTTTTGTGCGTTTCTTCGTGGTAGACTGGCTGCGCTTCATCGATCCCTCCCTTGTCAATCGAACCTGAAGTTCTGGCAACTATCCGGGTCCGATGAAGAGGCCGGTCGCGATCTAGCTTCTCCCCAGCCCTCAAGGCTCGGGTGCCCACGATCCGACGACCGGCCGGCCTGCCCCGGATGGCCATCCGGGGCAGGCCCGTCCCTCACGGAACAAGCGCCATTGTGTACTGATTCGCTGTTACAAGGTGCCCGAACGCAGTGAGGGCGGATGAGGGGCGGTCGAGCGCTTCACCGGCGTCCCTCATCCGCCTCCGCTTCGCCTCGGCACCTTCTCCCGCGAAAGAGCGGGAGAAGGGAAGCGCACGATCGGTGGCGCGGCCCTTGATACTGTTCTGACAAACTGCAGGCCGCCGGCGCGCGAGCTCACCCCTGCCCCCTTCCCGCCAGTGGGACCTTTGCGGAATTGGGGGTCATCCCGTGCGCACTGCAGCACGATAGTGATGCGGAGCAGACACGGGATCAATGATCAGCAGGTCAAGGATGGGTCCCGGATCTGCAGCGCATCATTTCATGCTGCGCCGCGTCCGGGATGACCGCGCGCGGGTGTTCCGCAAAGGTCTCACTAGCGGAGGGAGGTGCGTTTGGCATGGGGTTTGCCCTTTCGTCCGGGACACGAGCTGGGGGGCACGAGCGCCGTACGATTTTGAAGCGCGAGGACCCGAACATTGGCTCAAAACGATCCAGACCCAGGGGCGACGTGGCCAGCCGTAGATCGCCGGCGGCCGATCATCAATGAGGCTTATCCTGCCGGCGCCAGCACATATGCCGGTGCCAGCGCCTATGAATCACCATGGTGCGGAGCGGTTGCGGCGCAGCGGCAGCAATTCGCGACGATCCTCATCGGGCCGAGCACATTGATGCTCGAAGGCCTGAAGCACGTCCTCGGCAAGACCGATTTCCAGGTTATGGCATCGGGCACGACTGTCGATGAGGTGGAGCTGCGATGCGCCGATCAGCACCAAAGCCTGATGCTCATCTTGGATGCCGGCCATGATCTGTGGTCGGCCATCCGGCAAATCGAGCTGTTCAAGCGGCAGCGTCCGGATGGCCGGGTCGCCGTCCTGGTCGACACCCATCAAATGGCCGGCATGGAATCGGTGTTCCAGGCCGGTGCCAATGCTTGCTTCCCGAGGGCAGCCTCCGCCCCGACATTCCTGAAATCGCTCGAATTGGTGATGATGGGCGATACGCTCTTGCCGTCGAGTGTCTTGCCATCGAGCGTCTTGTCATTGAAGACCTTGCCGTCAAGCACTTGGCCGTCGAGCACCTTGCCGTCAAGCAACGGGTCTTCGGTTCAGGATCGCGAACAGGCGCCGACCGCGGCGCGGCCAGCAAGCGGCTCCGCGGCGCACCTATCGGCTCAGGAAGAGCGCATCTTGAGCGGCCTGGTCGAAGGTCATCCCAACAAGCTCATCGCCAAAGAGCTGGATATCGCCGAATCTACCGTCAAGGTCCACGTCAAAGCGATCCTCCGCAAGCTCGGCATACACAACCGCACGCAGGCTGCCATTTGGGCGATGAGCCGTGCCGGGCTCGATGCCTCGATGCGCGAGGTTTCTCCTTCGCCTTCGCCTTTGCCTTTGCCTCCGCCTCCCCGTGCGGCGGCCGAGTCGCTTGCCGCGCCTCCTTCAGTCCATGACCAAACACCTGCGGAGCCGCCTATTGCCGGAAACGGGTCGCCTGGTGGGGTCGAGGAGGAAATGACCACCGCCGACACCGGTGAGGTCGATTGCTCGATGCACGAAGACCCTCCTTCGCCTTTGCCTCCGCTCATCCTGGCAGAGGTCGAGCAGCCGTTGCTTGCCGCGACTCCTTCGACCCGTCACGAAACGCCTGCGGGGCGGCCTGTTGCCGGAAGTGCGTCGCTCGAGGACGTCGGGGTGAAACTGGCTATCGCCGACACCGGTGAGGTCACCCCCAGGGCGACGTCCCGCAACGGCATGGCGCAACTCGCGAGCGTTTCGCGGTTCGAGCGGCGGATCGCCGAGGACGAGGAGCGCCGCGACGCGATGCTCGCCAATGTGGAGCGCTTGCGGGCGCTTCGAAACGCGCGGGATACAGGGTCGCGATAAGCGGCCTTGCCAGGCGCCGACGCGGCGCGCTTGCGATTGCCTTCTGAAGGTTCAATCAAGGCGTGGATGGCCGCTGATCCCCGGGACAAGCCCGGGGACGGCCATGACGTGCTTCGACGTAAGCTGCCGCCCTCACATCAGCGGCGTGAACGTGCCGGTCGAATCCACGACGCCGAGCGTCCCGCCGACGTTGCAGATTTTCAGCCCGGCTCCTGTGCCTGCGGGAGGGGCGTCGAGCGGGCGAAGCAGCAGCGATCCGTCCGGGAGCAGGGCGAAGATCGTCACTCCAGTGGAATCGACATAATTCACAATCTTCCCGGAGGTGCCGCCGGTGGTGGATTTCAGGAAGATGCCCTGCCCGGCAGTGCCGCCGGCCTTGCCCGCCTGCAAGTCGATGCTGATGGCGGCGGCGTTCGCGTCGGAGTCGGGGTTGGGGCCGGGATTGACGTGCGAGATCTTGAGACTGCCATGGCCTATTTCATGGCCGGACACCTCACAGGCGCTGAACGAGGTGTTGGCCGACACCACATTCAGGCTGGCGTTGTTCGTTCCACCGTCAGCGGCCAGATTGAAGACGACGACATGGTCGCCGGTCGTCGTGGATGTGGATTTGGCGCTGATTGCAACGCCTGAGGACACGCTTACAGAAACGGGCTTGGTCATGAGTCCCTCCTGTTTCAAATTGTGACAGTCTGTCACCCGCCGGCCGTGCTCGGGCGGGGATGAAGTGAGCAGACCCGGAGGGAAGCCGCCCGCAAGCTCGAACGGCCACCCACTCGACATGAATCTCCACCTAGAATCCGGATCAAGCGCAATTCGATCGAAACGGGCGCCGCAAGCCGTAGAGGCCGGCCCGCAAGCTTTGGCGCTGCTCGCGCTCCATGGCGGGCAAGGCCGGCTAGTACCTCCCTCAGGGAGCAGCAACCATGAGCGAAAACGGAATCGAGCTTCCAAGCGATAAGGCGTTGGCCGCCAAAGAGTTGGCCGCCAAGGAGTTGACAGCCAAGGCTTTGGACGCCCGCTCGCAGGAAACAACGCGGAGATTGGAAATGGGAAGGATTGGGGCTTTCTTGGGAGGGCGGGACAATGCCGTCATTTATCTTGCGTGGTTCGTGATCATCGGCGCCAGTGCTGGAGCGACCATCCTCGCCATCCTCGACCCCGCACTACGCCCCGATATGGAAAAGGCGCTCGTGGGGCTGATGATCTCGGCGCTGGGGTTCATGTTCGGCTCGTCGGGCCGCCGGGAGAGAGAATAGACATTACGGTCGAGCCAGCTGCGGGAGGAGGAAGGGCGCGTTGACGCAACCAGTCGGGCCCGCCAGGCGTTGGTCCCGGTCATCTGCGCCAAGACATCACTGCGCCAAAATATCACTGCACCAAGACAACCCTGCGCCAAAGCATGACCGGAGCGACAATCGATGAGCGTCACGCGAAACATTTTGATGCATGTGTTCGGCCGCCCTCGAGGGATCCTGGGACGGTTGGGCGGCATGGTCATGGCGCGCACAAACGAGGATTGCGGCGCCTGGGTCGCGGACCTCCTTCAAGTCGAACCGACCGACAGCGTGCTGGAGATCGGCTTCGGACCCGGTGTGATCGTCCGGCGCCTGTCGAAGCTGGCGTCGGCGGGGCATGTCACCGGTATCGACCCGTCATCGGAAATGGTGGCGCAGGCTCGCGGGCGAAACGAAATCTCCATCAAGAGCGGCCGGGTCGAGCTGCTGCGCTGCTCCGTGGAGAGCTTGCCCTTCGACGACAATACGTTCGACAAAGCGCTGACCATCAACTCCATGCAAGTCTGGCCGGATGCCGCCGCCGGATTGAGGGAAATGCGACGGGTCCTGAAACCCACCGCCAGTGTCGCGCTCGGCTTCACGCCTCATTCGGGGCAGCCGAACGCAGGATTGACGGACATCCTCACGGCCGCCGGCTTCATGGAGGCAAAGGTGGTCGAGAGAGACAAGTGGTTCTGCGCCCTGGCGTCAAAACCATGAGGGACTGCTGATTCCCGCCCTGGCCGCTACGAGGTCGGGCCGCCGGGCAGAAGATTGAACCAGCCCTGGCTGAGCGGCGGGCTCGGCGGGTCACCCCATGAGTTGAGCTGCGCCGGCGCGCCGAAGTGGCCGGCATATTGGAGCCAAGCGGTGGCACCCGGCGCCACGACCTGGACGTTCGGGAGGACGGGGTTCCAGGGCCAGCCGTCGGCCGTCTGGTCGGTGCCGCGCCCCACCGAGTAGGGCCACCCCCTGGCGCTCGGGTAGGACGCATGGCCCCCGTACGAGGAATAGACTTTCGGGCGGGTGGTGCTGCCGCTGTAGTAATCGAAGCAGTTCTGATTGGGCGTATCCGGCGGATAGTACCAACCAGTGTATTTGTCCCCCGCGCCGTGGGCTTGCATATAGACACCCAATATATGCGTTTGATCGGCGGAAACCCGAACGACGACATGCTCGAGATCTCCCTGATGGGTGCCGACCCAGCCGGGGTCGTTCATCGACGGGCCATTATAGGCGTAGACGAAGATGTAAAGCAGGTCGTAGAATTGCAAGTTATTCGATGAATCGAGCCGATCGATCACGGCGCCGTAGAACGGCGTGCTCGTATATGGCGAGTTCGTGTATGGCAGGCTGCTCGAGCTCGGCGGCAGGCCGGGATAAGTCGATGAATCGGCGATCGGCAAATAGAAGGGTGCCTCCGGCCAGTTTCCGTCGACCGTTTGGATGAATTGCGAGTAGTAGGTCTCGGCGTAAAGACCATCCACGTATCCGGTCTGCGTCGCGGCGACAAGGTTGGCATCCGTCACGTTCGTCTGCAGAGTGTGCGAGACGTTCAGGCCAGTGCCCACCATGGGCGTATAAGCCGTCAGCGTCGTCTTGGTGAAGTACCACTCCATCGGGCAGGGGAAATACTTCTCCTTGCCGTGAAGCATCACGACCGGAGCGAACTTGTCCAGGAGCAACTGCGACGCCGCGGCGCTCAAGGCGGTGTAGGCCGGATAGACCGCCGAATAGGCTTCCAGGCAGAAGGAATTGATCGCATCGATGACGAGGGTGGTCTTGATGTTGTTGCCGGCCTGATTGAGGCCCGGTATCAACTGCGGCGTCGGGGGATACAGCAGATCACCCTGCAAGGCGTAGATCTGCGAACCCTGCTTGAACAGGTTGATAAACGCTTGCGCACCAGTATGTGGCCCGCCTGTGATGACCATGCGGCATTCGGTAGGGTCGCTCGCCGTCCAGGGGCCTGGGTTGCCCCACCATTGCTGTCCGGTGCAATCGGGGATGTCGCAGCCATCGCCATTCTTCCCGAGCGTCAGGGTCACCCCGTTCGGGGCTATCGGCTGGCTGTCCGAGGGATATTCCCGATTGGTGAATTGCAGCTCGTAGGGCGTATTGTTCTCGATGGCGAAAAGAAAAGTCTGGCCACTCATGGCGTATCCCCCCTACGAGCTTTCCCTGTCGAGCTCGCCGGCCCGGCCGCCGCAACGGCGAGGATGAGCTGACGCTAAGAGGATAACATCGGCCCGATCGGAGGGTCAATATTTCGACGCCGATCGGCGGCCCTCATTTTCCCGCAGCTGAGGGCTGTGCATAACGCTCGTGCAGGTCCCTTCTCCCGCTTGCGGGAGAAGGTGGTTGAGCGAAGCGAGACCGGATGAGGGTGACTCCACGACAGCAATCGCTCGTTGGGTCGCTCCTCGCGAATTGACCATTCAAATCTCCAACGTAGCCGCGAACCACCCTCACCCGCCTCGACTTCGTCTCGGCACCCTCTCCCGCGCGAAGAGCGCGGGAGAGGGAAGCGTGCCTCCCGCCCAATCCTTCCGACCTCGGAGAACATCGATGCAGACCTTGAAGGCGCTCGGCATCATGGCCGGGCCTTGCTTCGTCGCGGCTATTCTCACCTTGGCGCCGAGCCGGCCGGCGCAAGCCCAGCAGCAGCGCCAGCAATATTACACCAACCAGTCATCGGGGAACGTCGCGAACGCTGCGGCGACCGCGACGCTGACGGCGTCGAAGCTCAACCTCTATGTGACGGGCTTCGAGATCACCGGCGCCGGCGCAGCCGCGGCGTCCTGCGTCAACGCCACGCTCACCGGGCTCGTCGGCGGCACGCAAACCTATAACTTCTGCGCCCCGGCAGGCGCCGCGGTCGGCATCCAGCCCCTCCTGGTGCAGTTCACCTCGCCGATCCCGTCGAACTTCAACACCGCCGTGGTGCTGACCTTGCCGCCGCTCGGCTCCGGCAACGTCAATGCGGCGGTGAATCTGCATGGGTATTATCAGTAGTGATGGGTGAAGAGTGAGTAGTGAATGGCGAGTGGCGAGTAGCGAGTAGCGAGTAGTATCGACGCGCATAGCACCGGACTCGCCAATAACTATTCGCCATTCGCCATTTGCCATTCACCATTCGCTATTCGCTATTCACTATTCACTATTCACTATTCACCACTCGCTACTCGCTACTTGCTACTAGCCCTATCGCACACTGGAGAGCGCAATGGCCGCTGAAGACGACCTCCCCCAACCCAACTCCGATCTCGCCGTCTCCGAGCTCGCTTTGGCTGACGCCGCGCTGGCAGCACCGGACGCCGGCCAGATCCCCGATCCCGCGCCCGTCGCGGACCAAGCGCCGGACAAGACGCAGGAAGCGGAGGCGCGGGCGACGCAAGCGGACGCCAAGCCGGAATCGACGCCGAATATCTCGGCCGCCGGCGTTCTCCGAGAGCTCATGGATGAGCGCGACAAGCGCCAGGCTCTCGAAAGGCAGCTGAACGAGTATCTGGTGAGGCAGAAGCCGGCCGATGCGCCAGATCCGTTCCTCAACCCCGAGCAGTTCGCGCAAACCCAGATCCAGACCGCGATCGCTCCGATCGATCAGCGTCTCACCGTCGCGCTCGCCCGCATCAACTTCGCGGAAGCCCGTGCCGTGCACGGAGCCGAGCTCGCCGAGAAGGCCTATCAGGAATTCGACAAGGCCATGCCGGAGATGACGCCGGCCGAGCGAGCAACTGTGATGGGCGCGCCAAATCCGTTCGTCGCGGCCGTGGCTTGGATGAGGCGTCGAGATGCCTTGGTCGAGGTCGGCGACGATGTGGGAGCCTATCGCGAGCGTCTTCGTGAGGAGTTGCTGAAAGACCCGGAATTCCTGGGACGCGCCATCGAGGCGGCCCGTTCCACCGCTGCGGGGGGAAACTCCGCTGCATCTCAGCCCCGCACTCAAGCTGGGCAGTTTGCCTCACCGACTGCCAAACCCGCGAGTCTCCCATCCGTCAATCGGGCCGGAGCCGACACCAACGCCGCGCTCGTCAGGCACGATCCGTCGGACATGGAGCTCGTCGACGAAGTCCTTACCGGCCGAGAAATCTCTACCAGATGAGAAGTCTTACCAGGTGAGAAATCTTACCAATTGAGAAGTCTTGGCCGGACGTTAGAAGCGCAGGCCTCACTGAAAGGGCGATGAGATGGCTTTGACCGTCAATAACGTTAACGAGGAACTGATCAAGTTCCGCAAAAAGGCGATTTTCACCTTCCTTCGCGACAGCCGTTTCGATCGCTATACGGGGACGGGTCCGAATTACATCATCCAAAGGGTGATGGACCTCGAGGCGGACGGCAAGCAGATCAATATCCCGCTGCTCGACCAGCTCCGCGGCGATGGCGTCGCCAGGGGGCAGCTGACCGGCCGCGAGGAATCCCTCGACAATTACGGCTACCCCATGTGGGCCGATTGGGCCCGTCACGGCGTGCTGTTCAACAAGGCGAACAAGAAGGAAGCCGCGATCAACATCCGCGAATACGGGACGCCTGTCCTGACCTCGTGGACGAAGCGCTGGCGCCGCGACGATATGATCGATGCGCTGCTCGCCATCCCGACCGCGGCGATCCCGGCGAATTACGGCCAGGATCCGACACCCACGACCCCGAGCGCACGCGTCAACGGCATACGCTGGGCGGCCGCGACCTCGACGCAGCGCAACAACTGGCTGACGGCCAACAGCGACCGCATCGTGTTCGGGCATCTCGCCGGAAACCTGGTCGCCGGCAATTTCTCATCGTCCGCCGCGAACCTCTCCTCGGCCGCCGACAAGATGTCTGCGGCGATCGGCCTCCTGGCCAAGCGTACCGCTATGGCGACCACGAACATCGCCAACTGGCCGGCGATCAAGCCCTATATGATCGAGGGCGGCGGCGACGAGGAATGGTATGTGTGCTTCGTCGGCTCGCGCAGCTATCGCGACCTGTCGCAGGACTCGGCGATGCAGACGGTCAACACGACGGCCCGCCCGCGTGACAGCGGCGACCCGCTGAAGGACAACCCCATCTTCACCGGCGCGCATCTGCAGAAGGACGGCATCATTTACCGGGAAATCCCGGAGATCGATCAGCGCTATATCATCGGCCCGACGGGCTCCGTCGCCGCGCCTCTCGGCCCGCTCGCCGGCATCGGCTCGGCTGGCGTCGACGTCGCGCCGTTCTTCCTCTGCGGGCAGTCGGCGCTCGGCTACGTCATCGGGCAGCTGCCGCAAGCCAAGCGGCGCGACGAAACCGATTATCAGTTCCTCGATGGCATCGGCATCGAGATGCAGTACGGCGTCGGCAAGATCGCCAAGGACAAGCCGGGCAATGCCGGCTCGGTCGGCACCCTGAAGGATTGGGGCATGCTGACGGGCTTCGTCGCCGCGCCGCCGGACGCTTAGCGCGTGCGCTTTCCTTCTCCCGCTTGCGGGAGAAGGTGCCGAGACGCAGTCGAGGCGGATGAGGGGCGCCGGTGAAGCGCTCGACCGTCCCTCACCCGGCTCGACTGCGTCTCGCCACCCTCTCCCGCCTCAAGTGGCGGGAGAGGGGAAGAAAAACGCCCTTCCCCTTTTTCCTCATCGCAAGGAGCCATTCCATGGCCAGCAATCGCGTCGCCTATCCGGTCACACAAATCGTTCCCTATCACGGCTGGAACCGCACGCCGAAGATCGTCGGCGGTCCGGTCGCGATCACTGCGACCGATCTCGGGACCATCAACAACACCGTGCAGCTCTTCACCGTCCCGAAGGGCTTCACGATCATCGGCATCGTCATCGACAACCCGCAGCTCGATTCCTCGACCGGCCTCACCGTGTCGATCGGCGACGCCGCGACGGCGAGCCGCCTGCTCGCCTCGAGCACGTCCTTTCGGGCAGCGGCCTTCTCGACAGCGCTGCCGCAAGGCGTCGCCGGCTTCAGGTATTCGGCGGATACCGACATTCAGCTGACGATAGTCGCCGCGGCGACGACGGCCGTCGCCGGCAATCTGACCGTCTATCTGATCGGCTACATCGACAATTGATCGCAACAACAGCGGCGCGGCAAGTTCATGCGCCGCTGTTTTCCTGTGAAACATTGAAGGAAATACCATGGCGAAGATCGTCTATACGGATCACGAGCGCGCCGCGCCCTATGTGAAGTGGCACGGCGTCGAGTTCGTGCACGGCCAGGAAACGCCCGTCGACGAGCGCGAGCACGGCAACCTGATCCGCGCCGCCAAAGACAATCCGTGGTTCAAGGTCATTGGCGATGGCGGCAGCCCCGCAGCTGGGCCGACCGCGAAGGCCACGGCGCGCGGCAAAGCCTGATCCAAAAACTGATCCAAGAACTCGAACTGGAACCGGACCTGACACATGACCTTCCCGGTTGGCGCGACCCGCAATTCGACCTGGATCGGGACGTCAGCGCTCACGCGCATCGGGGCCGTCAGCGTGGACAATCCTGCCTCGGCCGAAGATCTGGCGCTGGCGCTCGATCGCCTCGACGTGATCGTGCAGAACTTGCAGGGGCGCGGCATCCTCTATCTCGGCGATGTCGACAACACGCCGTCCGCGCTCGCCGAGGAGATCGCCAAGGCGCTGGCGCTCTCGCTGATGCCCGATTTCGGCGACAATGCACCGCCCGGCTCCGGTGCGCTGCCGACGCAAGCCCAGATCGACACGAATATCCGGCGCATCAACTCCGATCTGCCGAGCTATGGACCGCAGCAGGCTGCGTATTGGTGAGCGAATGGTCGACATCCCCTTCCCTCGCTCGTCTCAGCCGGGCTCGCAGCCAGGCGAAGGCCTCGGGCGGTTGCTCAACCGCTATTTCGAGCTCGACGGCGATATCCAGCAATGGAAGACGGTGCCGGGCCTCGTCACCTTCGCCGACACGCTGGTCGCAGGACCGCGCGGCTCGATCGACGTCAACGGCACGCTCTACGATGCGAGGGCGCAAACCGCAGTGACAGTGACCTCCGGTGGTGCCGTCACGGCTCTCGCCGGCACGTTGAATGGAACTGCTGCCGTCACTTGGGCCAAGAACAACCGCGCGTCCGGCGGCTCGCCGACGCCGGACGTCGTGTGCGTGACCGAGGCCGGCGCCTTCAGCGTCTCGGCGACCGCGGTTTCGAACTATCCCGACATCAACCTGCCGCAGCCGAACAGCGTCGCTTTCCTCGACGGCTATTTCCTGTTCACGACGGGTGACGGGCGTATCTTCGCATCCGGCGTCAACGACATCTGGGTGAACGACTCGGATCACACTCAAAACGCGCTGGCCTTCACGACGGCCGATCAATCGGGCGGCCTGGTGCGCGGCACGAGCTGGGGCGGCCAGTTCTTCGCCTTCGGGCAGAAGGCCTGCACGGTCTACCAGGATGCGGGCTTGTCGCCCTTTCCACTTTCGCGCACCTCCGTCATCCCGATCGGGCTCGCGAGCCTGACCGCGATCACCGGCTTCGAGCCCGGCTGGGGTCTGGCGCAGTTCTTCGTCGCCACCGACGATACCGTCAGGCGCCTCGACGGGTATGCGCCGGTTGTCGTGTCCAACAAGGATGTCGAGCGTGCCATCTCGGCGCAGATCGACAAGACGCGAATCGAGATGAGCTGCCATGTGGTCGGTGGCCGCCCCGTGGTCGTGGTAAAGGGCCCAGCGTTCACCTGGGAATACAATGCCGCAACCGGCTATTGGAATGAACGCCAGAGCGCGAATCTCACGAATTGGCGTGCCTCGCGCTCGGTCTATTTCTCGAAGAAATGGCTCTATGGCGACACGCTGACGACGCAGATCGTCCAGCTGTCGGCCTCCGAGGTCGACGAGCTCGGGACGCCCTTCACGGCGCGGCTCGAGAGCGGGCCGGTCAAGCAATTCCCGAACCGCATCCGCTGCACCGCCGCCTATTTCGATTTCACCTCCGGACAAGGCACGGTCGGCGGAACATCCGACTCGATGAACCCCTCGGTGCTGATCTCGTCCTCGCTCGACGGCGGCGGCAACTGGTCGACGCCGCAATTGCGGCGCGATCTCGGCGCGCAGGGCTATTTCAACAAGATGCTGCGCGTGAACCGGATCGGCGGCGTTGCGACCCAGCACGGAATCCGCTTTCGCCTCGATTCCTCGTCTCCGGTCTATTCGAGCTTTCGCGGCGGCCGCGCCGATATCCAGATCCTCGGGGCGCCGTGATGGCCGGTCCTCCACTCGGTTCACCCTTCGTCGAGAAGCCGCCGCAGCTGCTCGATCCGCATGTTCAGCGTTTCGACGCGCTGGGGCGGCCGACGCCCGACCAGGTGCTCTATGAGGGGCGCCTGCAGCAATATCTGACCCGGCTCGTCGCGGGCTTCGTGCCGTTGAACGCGAGCGGCCTGCCGACCGCCGACCCGCATGTAGCGGGGCAGGTCTGGCGAAATGCCGGTGTCCTTACCGTGAGCGCAGGGTGATCCGATGAGTTCTGGCGAGACCGTTACGCAGCTCGTGCCGCCGATCGATGTTCGGACGCCATGGGGCTGGGCGACATGCGTTGCGTGGATCCATTGGGGGGCCGAGCAGGAGCCGCAGTGGAAATGCTCAGTCTATGACGGCGAGCGCGCGGGCCATGTGATCGATATCCCGCAAAAGGATATCAGGTTCGGCCGAAACTACAGCGTGTCGCGCACCGAGACGACGCTGCCGCCGGATATTCCTGAAATGATGAAGATGGGGCCACGCTCATGAGCATCTTCGACTTTTTTTCTGGAAGCCCCGGGCGCCAGGCCGGCATATTCGACGCCAACGCAGGTGTCAGCAATGTCGGTCTCGGCAACACCGTCATTGCCAATGGGGAAGCCAACCAGCTCGGCAGTCTGGCGAATGGCGCAAATGCAGCCAGGGGCGCAATCAATGCCGGCGCGCAGGGCGGCCTGGCAGCGCTGCTCGGCGGCTACAACACCGCCACCGGCGCGGTAAACCAGGGCTATGGCGCAGCGCAAGGAGCTTCACAGGCTGGCTATGGGCAGGGCAGGTCGGACATCATGTCCGGGTTGCAGCAATCCCTCGGAAACCTGTTCGGCGGCTCCGGGCAGGCTGCGGGCCTGATCCAGGGCGGCGCGAACCAAGCGTCTGGCGACATCTCGGGGAGCTTAAGCGCTTCGCTCGGCGCGCTCAATCAGGGATATGGCGGCGCGCAAAACGTGCTCGCCGGCAACAATGCGATCTTCCAGCCCTATGTGGGGGCTGGGCAGAACGCACAGGGCACGCTGGCGAATGCGCTCGGCCTCGGCGGGGCCGCGGGGAACACGCAGGCCCAAGGCGCCTTCCAGTCCGGACCCGGATACCAGTATCAGGTCCAGCAGGGCCTGGATGCGATCAACCGGGCGGGCGCCGCAACGGGCGCGCTGGGCTCCGGCAACACCCTGGCCGCTCTGCAAAGCCGCGGCAACGACCTCGCCAACCAGAACTGGCAGCAATGGCTGTCGAACCTGTCGGGCGTCGGCTCGACCGGGCTCAGCGCCGGCAATTCGATGGCGTCGAACAATGCCAATCTCGCCTCGAGCCTCACCGGCCAGGGGCAGGCCAATGCCGGCGCGATCACCACGGCTGGACAGAACCTCGGCAACATTGCGCAGTCGACCGGGACCAATCTCGGCAATCTCGCCAATCAGACCGGGCAGAGCGCAGCCGGGCTCAACACGAATGCCTTCAATGCGCTCGCCGGCAATGCCACGGCCGGCGGGAACACGCTGGCAAATCTCCTCGTCGGGCAGGGCAACCAGCTCGGCAATCTGGCCTCGAGCCTCGGCACGCAATCGGCCGGCATCGACACGAGCCAAGGTTCGCAGCTCGCGAGCAGCTACAACCAACAGGGCGTGAACGACGCCAACGTGTTCGGCACCGGCATCCAGCAGCAGCTCGGGCTCAACAACACCGCCTTGAATGCAATGACGCAGGGCGGCAATTCCGCGCTGATGGCAGGACAGCAGGCCGATGCCACGAGCCTGAATGCCCTGCTTCAGGGATTGGGCGGCCTCGCGAATATCGGCAGCATCGGCACGGGCGGCGGCGGGACGGTTGCCGGCGGGCTCGGCGGTCTTTTGAAGGGCCTGTTCAGCGGCGGCGGTGGCGGCCCCAGCAGTGCCGTGACGAGCCTTACCTAGGAGGCGCACCCATGCCCATTTACGATTTCAGCTCCGGTTTCAATGCTCTCAATCAGGGCATCGGCAATCTCAGCTCATCGCTGCAGAATGCCGACAAGCAGGCGCGGCTGCAGCAGCTCGGCGCAAAGCTTCAGGCAGGCGACTATGACGGCGCGGCTTCGGATGCTTTTGCGATGGGCGACGTGCAGACCGGATTGGCGCTGCAACAGCAGAAGCTCAAGACAGCGGCTCTCGGCCCCCTGACGGCCGGCCTGAATGGCGGCGCGCCTACAGGCGCCCTCGGCCCCTCGCTGAATCCTCCCGCGCAGGATTCGGCAACCACCGGGCCCGCCCCGACTTCGCCTGCGACCGGCTACGAGAACGCCGGCATGTCGACGAGCGATATCGCCGCCTACATCACGCAGGGGGCGCAGGCTCGGGGTATCAATCCAGGCACCGCGCTCGCGGTCGCAAAGAGCGAAGGGCTCGGGAGCTATACCGGCGACTCCGGTTCGTCGTTCGGGCCGTTCCAGCTTCACTATGGCGGCGTTGCCAGCGGAGGGAATGCGACGACCGGACTCGGCGACGCCTTCACGAAGACAACCGGGCTTGATGCGCGCGATCCACGCACCGTCAGACAGCAGATCGATTTTGCGCTCGACCACGCCGCGCAGAACGGCTGGGGGCCGTGGCACGGCTGGAAGGGCGACCAATGGGCCGGCATCGGCAACAATGCCGCGCCTCGTGGCGTCAGCGTCGCCAATCCGGCATTGCCAGGCACGACGCAGGTATCGGGCGGATTCGCGCCTACCGCTTCCGGCATCGGCGCGCCGTCGCCGGGCGGCGTACAGGTCGCGTCGGCCAATCCAGGTTCCGCGCCGCAGGGGGCGCCGCCTGTGAGCGGCAGCATCGGCTCGCCGGGGCCGGGCGGCGTTCAACCGCAGTTCAACCAGGTTGGCGTCGGTGGGAATAGGCCGATTGGGGCTGGCATTTCTCCGCAGCCGATCTCGCAGGGCGTCCCGACCAATGCGGCCGCCGGGGGCGCCTCCGCGCCTGCCGACGCCGAGCCTCCTGACCCTCCCGTCACGATAAAAGGCAAACAGTGGACGCGCGCCAGCGCTGCAGCCGACAACAGCGATGCGTCGCCTGAAGTCGCGGACGTGGCGAAGGCGCAGGGCATCCCGTGGGTTGCCGGCGTCGGCGATGAAGATCCCGGCCACGTCGACCCGAGCTGGAAGCCCGCGCGAGGTCCGGGAGCTCCCCCAACCCAGCAGGCCCAAGCGCAGTTGACTGCGCAAATCCCCGGCCGACCGGGCCAAGCCACGGCGGCTATTGAAAATTCGGGCGCGTCCAGCCAACAGAAGATCGATTTCTACACCCGCATGTGGGCGCTCGCCGCTCAGTCGGGCAACACGGCGTATGCCGACATCTACAAGCAGAAGATCGATATCGAGCAGAAGAATTTGGACTTCATCCGGCAGCAATCGGCGCCGACCACCTATCGCAGCCTCATCGACCCCGCTGCCCGCCAAGCGGCCGGCATCGCGCCGGATGATACGGGGATCTATCAGCAGGATTCGCATGGGCGTCTGTACTCGTTGGGAGCGGGGAGGGCCCGGGTGGGTCCGGCTGGCGGTGCAGTCGGGCCATCGCTCCAGAGTGGTCCCCCAAATGGAAGCGGCGGCGCCGCAACGCCCGGCGGGTCTCCACCGCAAGGGGCGACGACTCCGAGCCTGCCGGCCGGGCCGCCGCCGGGGATACCCAGACTATCGCCCAGGGAGGCAGCGCGATTGCCGCGCGGCTCGCACTTCATCGACCTCCATGGTTTCGACCGATTTGTTCGGTGAAGCCGAGCTCTCGCTACGCCAATATTGCAAAACAACCACGAAGGTCATCCCGGACGCGGCGCAACGTGACATGATGCGCCGCAGAGCCGGGATCCAGGACTGAACCACTCATTATGGATCGCGTGTCTGCACCGCATCACTGCGTGCTGAAGTGCGCACGGGATGACCCCCATCCCGCAAAGGCGTCAGCTGCGGGAGAAGGGGCCGCGCCCAGCGCCAGGCGCGTCGCCAAGCTCGGTCGGTGACGTGCCGGGCGAAGCAAAGGCCAGGCACCATTGAGCGTGCCAATCGGCATAGCCTTGCGACGATGAGCCGAGCCGGTCGGAGCTGACCGCGCTCCTCACGGAGTGCCGGGACCACCGGCAAACCCAAAGACCATCACTCACGACACCGCGAAAGCATGCCCCGCCGGAACGGTCGGGTCGCGCGCACCTCATCATCACCACTGATCAGAGAGGGACCAATGGCAGGTCTCGACGATCCCCTGTCGCGAGACGGGAGCTGGGGCAACGCGCCCTATGTCCCGCCGGCGCCATTCAGCGACGGGCAGTCTCCTTACTCGTCGCCAGCGGCCGGGCGAGCGGCCGATACGCTGACCTACGACGACTTCTCCGATGTAGTGCCGGGCGGCCTGCAGCGCATCTACGATACATTTTCCGATCGCGTTCCGGCGTCACAGCAGGCTCAAAGCTCCTACGGCAGGAGCTTTGTCACGGGTCCCGGCTCGCAGGGCAAGGGTGACGCGCCCCATGTCCCGCCGGCGCCATTCATCGACGGACAGCCGCTCTATTCGCCGCCGGTTACGCCATCGACCGGCCAAGCAGCCGATGCGCTGGACTATGACGACTTCTCCGATGTCGTGCCGGGCGGCCTGCAGCGCGCCTATGACGCATTCTCCGACAGGGCCGCCACTGCGCAGCAATCTTGGAGTTCTTACGACACAGCCGTCAGCGGGTCGAACGCGCCGCTGGTGACGGACCAGCAGCAGAGCGCCAGCCCCTCCTTCACAACCCTCGCTGGCAAAGCCCTGCGCTTTCTTAACCCGATCGGCTCGGCTCAGGCTGCCGAACCAGGCAAGCCCCTCAATTTGGAACACGTCGACCCCGAACGCGCCACGCCCGACGGAGCCGGCCATCCAACGCCCTTGGCCGGATATCCGATCGAAGTCGACATTCACGATCCCGACCAGTTTCAGCGCGCAGTCGACATCCTCAGCGGCGCTTATAAGCCGGGCAAGATCGAATCGGCCATCCGTGGCGAAAATCGCGGAGCGAGCTTTGGCCTCGCCCCGCGCTTCCGCGCGACAGCAGCTGCCTCCGGCATGTCGTCCCTCTTCCCTCTGTCGGGGCCCTTCGGCGCAGCCCGGATGGAAGCGGAAGCGATCGCTCCTTCGATATTCGGCCACTCGGCGACCGATCGCTACAACCAGGTCCGCTCCATGGAAGAGGCGGCCGATGCACTGGCCGCAAGAGAGAACCCCGGCACCTACACATCGGCTGCCATTGCCGGCGGCTTGGGCACGACGCTGCTCATCCCCGAAAGCGCCATCGGCCGGGTTGCCAGCGCAGGCAAAACCGTTGCCACGCGCGCCTGGCAAGCAGGCCGGGAACTGTTCGCAGGCGGCAAAGCTGCGGAGCAGGCCGGCAGCATTGCGAGGCCGCTCCTTCGCGAGGGCGAGGAACTATTGGGCGGAGAGGCTGCCACGAGCGAGGCCGCGGGCGCCGCGAACCCACCCGTTCCACGGAGCGAAACACCCGCTGATCCACTGGCTATACCACGCGCGATTGCATCCACTGCCGAAAAGATTGCCCAGACGCAATTTCAAGGGTCGGGGAGACCTCCTCAGGACACCCAAAAGCCTGCGAAGGATGTTGCTAGCGTCCTTGCGCGGTTGCAGGTCCATTTGGAGAGCGCAGTCGCCAAGTTCGAGGAAGAAGGATACACCTGCAAACAGCGGGACAGCTTGAAAATAGAACCCTGGCGCGCCGCTCAATTTCGGGGTACTCGAATCCATACCTTTTTCAACAAGCTTGTCGAGGACGACCCCAACGTCAATTGGCTCGAGATTACACCGTTATTCAACGAAGGTCCTGACCTAATTGATCGCGAAAACAAGATCTGGTACGATGTGACTACCTATGGCCAATGGGATAGAAATGAGCACGTAAGAAGGTATACCCAAGGATATGGGCAAGGTTACCCTCTCCTCTATAAATGAGGATTACATATGAATACGGAAGCATGGATAAAGCTCATTCATGGCCATCCCCTCGCTGGAAGTGAGCCGCGAACACCCGAGGGCAGGTTGGACATGCGTAGACTTCACCTCGATGATCCCCGGACCGTCAAGACAATACGGACGGATATTGCGCAAATCAATGTCCTGGCGGGGATCACGGAGATACGTGGAGCAATCTGGCAATCGATCGATTTCTCATCGTCCCGCTTGCCGGGATTGCAATTTTTCGACTGCCGGATTCGCGATTGCCTGTTCGATCGCTGCAAGCTTACGCGGTTGCGTGTCTGGGCCACCGAGTTCTCGAATGACAGCTTTCGCTACGCGGATCTGTGCGACTGCTCCTTGGGATCCTCATGGCAAGGGAGACCAAGCATCTACCGCGACGTCGACTTCACGAATGCCGACATGCGCCGGAGCGGCAATCACCCCGCCGAATATATTAATTGCATGTTCAAGAATACCAAGCTCAGTGGATGTCATGACATTCGAAGTTCTTTTATCAATTGCTCTTTTGAGGGAGAATTGCGCGACGTGACATTCCAGGCCCATGATTGGGAAAACAAAGCCGCCCCTCCAAAGGTGATGAAGGGGGTCGATTTCAGTCGCGCCAAATTCTGGCATACGGACTTCCGCGGCTTCGACCTCGACGATGTGCGCTTCCCCGAGGACGACGACCATGTCATCGTTGGCAATATCCGCGATTGCCTGAAGAGGCTTCACGATTATTTCAACCCAAGGCCAGATGTCGGGTCACAGCGGGTTACTGCCGGGCTAGAACATCAGCTCAGATGGATGGGCGCAGGGCGAAAGACCGGAGTCTTCAGGAAGTCGCTCATTTTGGAAATGGCCGGCGAAGAGGGGCTGCGGGCCCTGCTCCGGATTGTCGGCAAGGATGCTCGCGGCCGCGCGACCGGAACATAGAGCGAGAGTGACGGAGCCCGACGGGCGACACGCCACCTCAGCTCCGCCTCGAGGTCCTCGCTCCGAGGAGCAGCAGAGATCAATCGCCCGCAGCAGTCTCAGAGAAGTTCGAGCAATGCAGCCTCGGTCAGAATCTCGATCAGCTCGCGGACCTATTGGTCAACCTGGAGGCGGCGCAATGCTTTGCCCAGCTTGTGAATGCCTCGTCGGGAGCAACCGCGCGCTCGCGCTCGCCGCGTGTCTCGGTGCCACCGCCGGGCAAGGCTCCCGGCACCGTTCGCCACCGGGCAATTAGGCCGACGCACCAATCCCAGAAAGCGGTCCCTAGCATGGTAATGCCGATTGCCAGCAGCCAACCATAGATGACCATGCCAATCGGCCCTCCTACATCGGCGGGCGGGGGAGCCTCCCACGCAATGAGGGCAAACAAGCCGACAAACAGGACCTGGAAGACAGCCCAGAATACGCGCCCAATTGTCCAACGGCTCGGCAGCTCTCGCTGCTCCGAGTTTGGAACGTCGCTGTCTTCACGGAGCCCCATTGCCACTTCTACCACGTCACACCATCGGTTTTCAAACTCGGGGCGGCTTCATTGAGAGGAAGGCTGTGGGGTTACCATGCTCTGCCCTCTCTCGCCGCCGCCCGCCCTCCTTCCAGAGACGGGCGTAGGTGGATGTACATCTCTCCTCAAAGGATTGCGTTTTCGAGGGAATTGATAGACAAAGATATGGCGAGGTGGCTCGAGTCGCACGCTGCACATACATCACAGATTCCCATGCCGCAGATTTTCATCTCCGACGACGCGATCGCGAAAATAAAGAAACATCATGAATACGTGACGCTGTCGAGTGAAGCGGATGACATGCAGTTTATGATTCCACTGTTGTGGTTTGCGTTTCGAACGTATTCGAGCTTAAGAGCGGCGAGATAATCGAACATGGACCGATATTTACCTTGCGATCGATGAATATCTCGAAGGTGGGCGAGCATATTCTCATTCAACTGAAGGACGGCTTTCGTATGGCCTTGCGACCTGCGGAAACATTCGTTCGTGGAGTGCATCGCATCGGCGTGAAGAACGGAACGCTGACAACGATCCCGGAACATGAGCTCAAAGGGATGGGCAAGGGATGCGAAGCCGTAGTCTTCAGAAGGACGTTTCAGAGCAGATGACAAGTGATGACGGGCTGCAGGCCTGACGATATATACGCACCTGGAATTGTGGGGTATCCGAAATGAATCGCGATCTCGACTCCGTGTTTCGTTTCATTTCGGCGAGGTGGGCTGAGCAATCCAAGCATGACGACTATAGTTCAATTATAGATAGCTCGATCGCTAGCCTGCTTTTGGCGAGATCATGGCGCGGACTTGACGGCGCTGGTGAGGCGGAGCGAGCCAGCCTGACATCCCTATATTTTTCGATCGGCAAGATTCTTCCGGAGATCACTGCTGCCGCAAGTGTTGGACGCACTGATCAGGCATGCTCATTTTGCGGAAGCAAGCCCCCCGAAGTTCGGATTGGTGCGGGACCGGATGCGTTTATTTGCAACGAATGTGTCGATACGTTCAGCAAAATCTTTCACGATCCAGTGGGATCGAAATAGTTTCGCGTTGCTCGGGCGTCCGGCGCTGACATCGAATGAGCCCCGCGCGTGAGATGCGGGCGCCGGAAAGACTTACACCGCCTCGCGGAACGCGCCGGACGGTCATGACATAGCGGAGCATTCGGGATGCGGGATGATGGCAAACTGCTTGCTGTCATCGGCCGCCATCTCGCCAAGACGGACAAGGCAACGCGCGACCAGATCCTCGACGCCATCCGCAATCTCTCCGTCGACCCCAATGCGGAAACGGCGCGAACTTTCGCCGAGCGGATCCATGCGCTGCCGTTGAACACGGGCGTGCGCCGCAGCGTGATCGGGGCGGTGATGAATAGCCTGTCGCGTCGGATCACGACCATATCCGCGTAAAGCGAAGCCGGCGCGAGACGCCAGTAAAGTAGAGCCGATACTCGACGCAGAGGCTGATAGGGGCGGCGATCTCCGCGATCCGGCCTTCTGCCACATCACGCCATCGGTTTTCATAGGCGCTCCTCGGGGCGCCTTTTCATCGAGAGGAGGACGGCACAGTGACCACATTCTGCCCTCTCTCATCGCAGCCCGTGTTCTACAACGGCGTGGCGCAGGTCGGTGCGAGGATCACGGTCTATGACGCCGGCACGCTGACGCCGCGGACGGCCTTCAGCGACGGCCTGGCGCAGCACGCTCTGGCGCAGCCGATCCCGTCGGACGGCAATGGCTGCATACCGCTCTTCTGGGTGGTCGGGAACCCGTATCGGGTGCGTGTCGTCTCGCCGGGCGGCGTGCTGATCCGCGATGTCGACAACTTGCCGGGCGACGTCGCGCAAGGCGGCGGGGGCGGAGGAGGAGGCGGTTCGACGCTGAAGACGGGCGATTACGTGCCGGCCCACACGACCGCGGTGATCACCGGGCGAGTGCGCGCCAACGGCAAGACGATCGGCGATGCGATCTCGGGCGCGACGGAATTCGCCGATCCCGCGACGCAGGCCTTATTCATCTTCCTCTGGAATGCAGATAGCTCACTATCCGTGTCCGGCGGCCGCGGCGCCTCGGCGCTCGCCGATTACAACGCCAACAAGACGATCGCGCTTCCGGACATCAACGGGCGGACGCTGTTCGGCATCGATGGCATGGGCTCGAGCCCAACCGGGCGCCTGGCCAACGCGACCTTCGCGAGCGGCAACGCGACGACGATCGGCAGCGCCGGCGGGACCGGGGCCGAGACACTGCTCACCACGCAGATCCCGAGCCACACGCACACCGGCGCCACGCAGAATTCGACCGCGCATAGCCATACCTTCACGACGGCGACGGCCGGCGCCCATAATCACGGCGGCGCGACCGGAACTGAGAGCGCAAGCCATACGCATTCCGGGACGACCGGGATTGAGAGCGTCAGCCATACGCATACCGGCTCGACCGACTTGCAGGGCGCGCACTCACATCCCGGCAGCGTGACCGACACGCAGGGAAACCACCAACACACCTATAACGGGCCGCCGTCGAACACGATCGCCCTCGGCGGAAATGGCTCTATCAACGCTTACTGGTTTGGGGCCTCCGTCGCTGCATCGGACAGCGTTGCGCGCGCGCATGCCCACAATCTCGCCATCAATAGCGATGGCGCGCACAACCACAATGTCAGCGTCGGGACCGAAAGCGCGAACCATACGCATAGCATAACGACCGGCACGGAGAGCGCGAACCACACGCATGCCATCGCGAGCGACGGCACGCACACGCACACCGGCGTGACCGATGCCGGCGGCGTCCACAACCACAGCTTCACCTCAGACGCGACCGGCGGCGGCGGCACGCACAACAACATGCCGCCCTTCCTGCTCGCGACCTGGTATCTCGTGCTGTGAGCGAGGCCATCCGATGATCACCGCCCGCTTCAAGCCGATCTCCAACCAGTCGGACTGGTCGACGACGATCCTGTTCAACGACAAAGCGTCGGACACTCCCATTGATTTCACAGGACTGACCTGGACGCTGCAGCTCCAGCTCCAAGGCGACATCAACAATGTGGCGCTGCTCGGTTCGACGGCGACAGGCGAACTGACAAATCCGTCGCTCGGCATCCTGCAGGTCTATTTCCCGGTCACCCGCATGAAGGCGCTGACCGCCGGCTCGTATCGGCTAGGCCTCACGGTCACGAACGGCATCTACACCACCCAGGTGATGCTCGGCCTCGTGCCGATCGTCCCCGGCATCGTCGGACAGACCCCCGGCCCCAATTGGGATTATTCGTGATGGGATTCTTCGATTCCAGCTCATCTTCGATCACGGTCGCGGTCGACGTTCTCTTTCCGTCGAACGTCACGTCGGGACCAGGCATCGCGGTCAACAAAACCAATTCGGTTTGGTCGGTCAATGTCGATATCGTCGACCTGACCGAGAACACCTCGATCTCGACGCCGAGCGGCTATTTCGTGATGGTTTGGGACACGGCTCTAGCCCGTCTAGAGAAGGTCCGTCTCGACAACCTCAACCTGCCGACGCTGGTCGACTTCCGCTCTCCGATCGGGGATGCCAATTATTCCGTCTTGGTCACCGACCGCTATGTGGGCCTCACCGCGACGCTGAACGCAATCCGCACGATCACTCTGCCGGCGGCGGCGACAGTTCCGGCCGGGCGCCAGGTAGTCATTCAAGACGAGGTCGGCGGCGTTTCCTCGAGCTTCTATCATTCGATCGTGCCGACTGGTGCCGACACGATCAATGGCGGCGGATCGTGGATTCAGAAGACGACGCGCGGCGGGGTCATCTTCCGCTCGAACGGTTCGAACGCCTGGAATGTGCTCGTGCCCTTCCAGCGCACTGCGGTTGCCGACGCCAATTATACGGCGACCTTCGGTGACAGCCTCATCGCCTATACGTCGATCACCGCGGCGCGCACCGTGACGCTGCCGGCAGCGGCTTCGTATCAGAAAGGCGCGCAGCTCACCATCATTGATGAAAGCGGCTCATGCTCGGCCACCAACACAATCGGCATCACGCGCGCAGGCGCCGACACGATCAACGGCGGCACGAGCCTCACGCTCAACCAAGCCTATGCCTATGTGGCCCTGGAGAGCGATGGTGTCTCGAAATGGACGATAGTGGATTCGTCCGTCCCGCTCACAGCCTCCGCAATCCTGTCCAACCGCGCCTCGCTCGGCATCGATAGCCATACCAGCATCGGCGATGCCAACTACGCGGCACTGACGACGGATTATTATATCGCCACGACTGTTGCCTTGACCGCGGCGCGGACCATCACGTTACCCGCCGCGAACAGCGTTCCGCCAGGGCGCGAGATCGTCATCAATGACGAGAAGGGCGGCGTCACGGCGACCAACACGCTGACCATTGCCCGAGCCGGCGCCGATACCGTCAACGGCGGAACATCCTTTGTGATCGACCGTGCCTTTCAGGGCATCTCGCTTCGCAGCAATGGCACGAATGCGTGGGCTTTCGGAGATCCGGCCGGTCCGATCGATGGCACGGTCATTGGCGGCACGACGCCGGCAGCCGGCACGTTCACGACGCTGGCAGCAACGTCGATGGACAACACTCCTGTCGGCCAGATCACGCCGGCCGCTGGCACATTCACAAATCTTACCCTCACCAGCGGCGCTCTTTCGGTCGGAGGGCGCCTCACGCTGACGAGCGCGACGCCGATCTTGACTGGCACAGTGACGGCGGTTGGAACCGTCTATTTCACGCCATATCTCGGCGACGCGATCCCGCTTTGGAATGGGACGCAGTTCGTCTGGACCGCTGTCGCGGAACTGTCCAACATCCTCGCCAATTCGGCGGTTGGGAATGCTGGCCCTTCGGCTGCAGCCGCCTCTCAGGTCTACGACCTATATGTCTGGAACAATGCCGGCGTTCCGACGCTAACCCGCTCCCCGGCTTGGAGCGTTGGGGGCGGCTCCAATACGGCCCGCGGAGGAGGGGCGGGGAGCGCGCAGCAGCAACGCTTCGTGGTGGGTGTGATTGTCAATCAGGTCGCGATCACCAATGGCCCCGCAGCCACTTTCGGAACCTATGTCGGAATGATCGCGACCGATAGTGGCGGCGGCACGGTGACATGGAACCTCGGATCATCGGCGGCTGGCGGCGGTGCGGCAACGCTCAATGTCTGGAATATGTTCAACCGCGTCTCGTTCAAGCCCGCCGTCAATGATTCGACCGCAAGCCACACCTATACCAGCGGAACGATCCGGGCGCTCGACGCTTCGAACACGAACCGCATAACGTTCGTGCGCGGGCTGGAAGAAGATGGGGTGTCGGCAACCTTAAATTCGGCCATCAAGTTGGCCGCTAATGGGGCGCAGGGGACGATTTACATTGGCCTAGACTCGACGACTGCTGCGGTATCGTCTTCGACGACACCGACGATATTCGCTACAGCCAGTGTCGTATTTAGCTCCGCCGTCGCCAGATTCGCAGGGTATACTGGCCTAGGAGCGCACTATCTTCAGGCGCTCGAAGGGAGCGATGGCGTCAATGCCAATATCTTCTTTACAGGGGCATTTATGCTCTTCGAAGGCGATCTAAGGTGCTGACAGTGACAAGCATGAACGCACTTGCAATCCACGGTGCCTTCGCGGCCGTCTGTCCGATCGATGGCGTCGCCGGGCCGATGCCCGCTGGATCACCCGGAGCCCATCCGGCCTCGGATGGCTCGCTCTGGCGGCTGGACTTCAGCGCTTCCGCCACATCGGCGCAGCGGCAGGCGGCTATTGCGGCGCTCGCCGCCTATGTCGCGCCGGCACCCGCGCGCGAGGCGACCGGCAAGCAACTATGCGCCGCGCTCTCGGATTTGGGCGTGCTGGCGGCTTGGGATGCAGCCGTAATGGCCTCGACCAAGCCGGAAGATCGCATCTACTGGCTGAACGCCTATCGTAATCTCGTCCCGGAAAACAACCCCAAGATTGGACGCATGGCGAAGGCTGCGAATGTCAACATGGCTACTCTGTTCACCAAAGCATTGACCGAGCCAGCGAGCTGAAATATCGTCAGTTAACGAAAGACTGCGCACCATCGCCTTGGGGGCTTACACACAATGAAGCTATCGCGTCGAGCTTTTGCCCTTGCCGCCCCCGCGCTTTTGTTGACGGCGTCCATAAATCCAGCTCGCGCGATCGACCCAGAAAACGGGACCGCCGTCAACACGATCATCTGGAAAACTGCTCCGGGATCGCATTGGGACGTGCTCTGGCTTGGGGATAGCATCACGGCATCGGTGCCCTATAACGAGCTCGAGGTTGCTCCACAGCAATACCGCTCGCTGCTGCCATGCGGCCTTCCGGGCAATGGCATTGTGGGCGTCAACTATCTGGTCACCAACGCCCTGCCGAGCGGCGACTTTCTGTTTCGGCGCGTCAAGCCCAAGCTTGTCGGCATCATGGTGGGGATCAATGACTGCCTGATCGCGAACCAGGCGTCGTGGCTTACGCCGACTGCCTGGGTGGCCCTTTATGCGCAAATCGTGAGCGCGGCGTTCGAGGCCGGCGCGGCTGTCATCTGCGAGACCGCGACGTTGCCGGAAAACGTTCCGGGGGTTGATGCCTATGTCTCGACTGCGCAGCTACAGACGTATAACGCCATGGTGCGCGGCGGCGCCGGCTCGATACACGATCAGTTCTACTACAATAATGTAGGCAGATTCGCGATCTGCGATAGTCAGGCGGCATTGGCGGGCACCGGCTCATATTCCCAAGCCGGAACGACGATGGACGGCGTCCATCTGACCCCCGCCATTCAAGCTCAGCGCCGCCAATGGTGGCTGAACACGATCGGCTCCTACCTCGGCGGGATTTGACGGCGGCCGCTCCCTGAACCGACTAGCCTGGTAGATCGGGGCAAATTCCCGCATCTCAGTCGCGGCCGTGGCGCAACACGCCATGCTGTCGCGCGCCCCATCCTCATCATCGGAGCCCACCATGCGCGCCATCGTGCTGCTGTTCATGCTCTATGCCGGCGCGCAGCCGGTGCGGGCGCACGATTATTGGTCCGACGGCAAGCGCGTCGATCCGATCACCAAGAACCTGTGCTGCTCGGGGTCGGACACGAAGGAACTAGACCCAGCTGTCGTCAAGCCAGTCGCCGGCGGCTTCCTGCTCACCGACACGCATGAGTTTATCCCGGCCGATCGCGTCCAGCCTTCCCCGGACAGCGCCATTTGGGCGAGCCGCTGGGGCGGCGAGACGCGCTGCTTCTTCTATCCCTTCAGCTTCTGAGGCGACCATGCTCGACCGCAACCATTTCTTCGCCGCCATGCGCGCGCCACTGTTCGGCGGAACGCTCTCGCAAGGCCAGGTCGCCGGCATGACGCGCCTCCTGGATGTCTGGGAGGAGTGCTACGCGGGCAAGTATCCGGATCTGCGCTTTCTCGCTTACACGCTCGCGACGACCTTCCATGAGACGGCGCGGACGATGCAGCCGATCGAGGAGATCGGCAAAGGCCGCGGTCGCGCCTACGGGCACCCGGCCGGGCCCTGGCACAAGGTCTATGACGGGCGTGGCGATGTGCAGCTCACCTTCGAGCGCAATTACAAATTCGCATCTGAGCGGCTCGCCGCGCAGATCGGCGTCAAGGCCGATCTCGATGAGCATCCCGAACTCGCCATGGATCCCGACATCGCCGCTCACATCATGTATCTCGGCATGATCGAGGGATGGTTCACGGGCCGCAAGCTCGGCGACTATTTCAGCGCCAGGCTCGAGGATCCTCTCCACGCCAGACGCATCATCAACGGCCTCGACAAGGCGACGCTGATCGCAGGCAATTTCCGCGCCTTCCTGCCGGCCCTGGTGCCGCTCGGCGAGGCCAAGGCGGCGTGACATACCATCCGTCCCGCGCATCGTCCTGGTGATCATCGCGGCGATGGTCGCGGGCATGGGGGCGGCATTCACCTTGGACGCGCTGCTCGGCCGTCACTGACCCGCGCGGCGCGGCACGCCGCAACTTCCCTCACATGATCGGAGACTGCCCATGCGCAAAGCCCTTGCGATTGCCCTTGCCTGCGCCACGCTGAGCGCCTGCAACACCGCGAATTGGTCACCTGCCTTAAATGCATCGGGTGAGCTGGCCGGCGCGCTCGCCGTTCCGGCCTGCGGCCGGATCCACAAAACGGCATCGGCCGCGACGCGTTGCGTGAACGCCGCCAATGCCGTCATCACGGTCGGCGAGGCCGTCGTGTCCGGCGCCCTCTGAGGTCACCGCTCCCTTCCTCGAGGGGCGGGTCCAATCCCGCCCCAACCTCACTCCCGAACCACAGGACATATCGATGTTTGCTTCGTTGCAGGGATTTCGCACCTTCGCGGTCGGCCTCACGCTCGCCGTCGCGCCATCCGCGCTCAGCTACCTCTCGGGCCTCGACTGGAACCAGCATGTCGGCGCCACGGGGGCCTTCTTCGTCTCGGGCCTGTTGATGCTGGCGATGCGCTTCGTCACCAGCACGCCGCCTGGATCGAAACCGTGA